CGAGCCACTATGAAACTATTCCACTTTGCCACGACCATCATCAAGGACAATTCAGTATTCATAATTCAAAACAAGAATTTGAAGCTATGTATGGAACTGAACACGAAATGTTACAAAAAACTTTAAGGGAAATACAAAACTTAGAACAAGCTAACGATTTTTTTAAAGGAGAGAATAATGGCTGAAATGAGAGAAGAACATTTGCACGTTGTATCTGGTAATCGTGCAAGAGAATACGAGAAACAAAAAAAGACCATAAATATAATTAAAACATTATTAAATAGATATACAAAAAAACAATTAATCGAGATGATTGAGAAAGAGAGTAAGAATGTCTAAAAAACGTGGGTATTTTATTTTATATAGGGATATATATTCAAGCCCAATATTTAAAAATTTATTACAGGCTAGTTGCTGGATATATTTTATATCATCTGCATCACACAGAGATACAACTCTGAAGTTTTTAGGAACTGATGTTTTTATAAAACGAGGAGAAGCTATTATGCCTTTACGAGTAACAGCTAAAAGATTTGGTATGACTTATTCTGAAATGAGGTCTTTCATACTACGTCTTGTGCGTAGAAAAATGATAGGCACTAGAACAGCCCAGCTACAGCCCAGCAACAACCACCCTAGCCGAAAAGTAACGATAATAAACCTTATAAATTACGACAAATATCAGTATGTGGATAACGAACAACCACCTACAGCCCACCTATCGCAACAAGTGTCAATACACAATATCAATACACAATTACTAAATACTAGGTCTAGCAAAGATAAGAATGTGAATAATGGGTATAAAGTAGTAGGAGAATGGAACAACCACGATATTCTGCAAAAAGATGGGAAAAAATATTTAAGACACAAATGGAAGAATGAGCCATTAAAAGAATATCAATGAAATCTATCCTGAGAATATTTAGATATTGTAGAAAACGAATAATTGCATTAAGTATAGAAAATCGAGTTTTAAAAACACAATTAGAATATTACAGAGCAATAATTGAGTCAGATCATAATAAAAAACATTAATGAAAAAAAAAATACACATTAATCAACACAAAATCCGAGCCAATAAAAAAAATAACACAAATGACCCTGTTATCACAGTTAAGACATCTAAATCTAATACTTATGCTAGTGAAGTAGATATTTTAGGTAAATCTAAATTAGTTTATCAACCTAATAAACCTTTACCATGTGGTGCTAGAGTTTGGATAGAAACAGAAGAAAAAGTTGTTTTAGATGGTGGATTACTTACTTTAGAATAATGGTTAAAAAAAAGTCAAAGTTTCGCCACATTTCAATTTCCAACAAGAAATACTACTTTTACGAAATCACTTGGATAGACCCATGCGGAGATAGTGGTCATGCTACAGAAAAAGAATTTAAGGCCATGAAACCAGCTACAATGACGACTAACGCATATGTTTTTGATAAAGATAAAAAATA